GAAAAGTTCTTCGAGCTGAGTCCGCTTAGTATGACGGGCCACCATATACATAAATTTTTCGAGTTCCGAAAAATCCGTAAACCGAGAGGCGATGTACTCCGCACCGGGTTCAGCAGCGTCGATGATTCGCTGGAGATCACCACCGGCAGCGTAATACTCCGAGATATCGTGATACGGAGTCGGAACCGTACCGACGATAAACGGGATACGATTTCGAGTGAGAATCGTGGACATAGTTTGTGTGAAGGATTCACCGGCTCGTGTGCGCTCATCATTATCATAGACGATAAATACCTTCGAGAACTTCCGAGCCACAGAAAGGACAATCGGAAGCTGATCCTTACTGAATCGTCCGGTGATAGCAGAAAGAACCGGATAGCCAGCGATTTCAAATGCAACGCAGTCGAAATATCCCTCGGCAATAATCAGGGTATCGCCCTCACGATTCAACGTCTGTAAACCCCAAGGAAGGTGCTGACAATGCTCATCCTTCTTCTGTTTCATATATTTGCTGTCTGGGAACGTTCCTCCAGGCATCGCACGAGTGGCGTAGTAACACACATACCCGTCATTACCAGAGAAATAAGGTAAGAATAATCGACCTTTGAGTGGCCCATCTGTCACCCTACCGATCATTAGACGAGAAATATCCTCATCTTTAACACCACGAGAATGAAGATACTCCCGATCAGACTCCGTAAGCTGACTGTTATAATAGGCAGTCATGGCGTTCATCTGATTCGTATATTCCATCCATGCTCGGGTATTCTCTACACCCTCAGCAACTACACCTGTAAGTCGGGCCAGCTCTCGAATGGCTGCACCTCGGTCGCCGTTGTGAGCGAGGGCAGCACAGAGTTCGATTACATCTCCACCAGAACCCTCGGCGTAATCATAGTAGTATTCGTCGAATACTATGAATGATGTGGGGTTTTTCGCCCCTACTCGTAACGGTGAAGTACATCGATCTCCTGATTTTGAGATAGGTAACCCCATCCTCTGTGCGTAGTCAACGCAACTAATTCTGGATTTTATAAGTTGGGTATCATACACTCATTTTCTACCTCCTTGTATAGCTCCCAGCGATAACCGTGGGCGGTTTTCTGTCTACCATGAATGCAGGCAGAAATATCCTGGAAACGAGTTCCAGTCTTTTCCTGAGCCATTCTAGCAGACTCATAAACAGCGATAAGTTCTCCGGTGATAGGGTTATACTGAGCCACAGCTTTTTTCCGAGCCGCAACAGCGTTAGCATATGCTCCTTTCGACCTACCCAGACAACCGGCAGTGTGCGCTTCTTTCCACTCGGGAGTATTCATGGTCTGACGCATCCTTTCCTTTTGCTCTGGAGTCATCGGTTTGCCTTTTCTGGGAGAAGGTTTACCTTTTAGGGCAACTCGTAGCTTTTCCTTCGTTTCGGGTGATCTGTGTTTTCCCTGCCAATAACCGCTTTTTTCTTTGATTTTGAGCTTGTGTTCCTCGGAAAGATGTCTACCACGGAGTTTTTCAGCCGTTTTCTCCATTCTTTTCTGAATATGTTCTTGAGACTGCTTGTAGCCAGCAGCACCTCCACCACCGATTGTGATATTGTATCCAAACGCTTCCTCATTAGAACGAAATTGGGCTATCAGAGACATTTCCAGACTTCGAGCCTCATCTCGACTCAGGTTCTCGTGTAAAATCTCATGTATGAAATTTTCCCACCCATACTTTTGGATTGCTTTCCAAAAATACTTGGAGCCGGAATACTGCTGACCATTCAAACCCCATCGTTTTATTGGTTTCTGAGAAGTGATACCAATGTACACCTTCCCGGAAGGAGAGGTATGTTTATAGACAACATAGTTACCCACCGAACAACCCCTCCTTTTCCAACTTGTATACGATGAGATCCAGTAGATATGTAGCACACTTGGCCTTTCCTGCTTCCCAATCCTCCACAGTTCGATAAGGAATACCGAAATATTCAGAGAACTCCTTCCGATTCATCCCGGTAGATAATCGGATTTCTTTAATTGACATTTTCATCACCTCTGGCGATATTATACACGGATTTCGTGTAAATGTCAATTGTCACCATGCCACAAATTACCCACGCTCAGAATGGAATAAAGCGTTGTAAGCATCGTATCGCTCCTGGATATTGGTAGAACGAATCGCAGGATAGAGGGTACTGATAGTCTCGAAGTAGCGACAACCGCCTGGTTCGGGACAACCGCAGCGATAAACGCAGTTGGGAACCAGAACGTCGGAAATCTCAGGTTCTACCTCGTGAATGGTGCGTTTCAGATCCTCCATGTGCTTCCGAGTCTCAGGAGAAGCCAGGAAACACAGACGCTTACGGGCAGTGTCGATGAGGTGCTGAGTGTTTGCTTCACAAGTCATAATCACGGGAGAGTCCTGGGGCAGCTTATTCCGATCCACGCCGGTACGGTCGGTACGCTGGGTTTTAATGAATTTTTCAAACTTATGCCTTGCGAAGTGAGTGGCAACCCAGGAGGGAATGTTGGGCCACTGCCACTTGACGGACATAGAACGGATGGGAGAGTGTTCGGAAATCAGGATCTCTCTCTTAAACTTCATAGAGGGTTCCTTGCCCAGCTCGCCCTTGCCAACGGTGGTACGGCAGTCGTTGACTACTTCCTGCCAGTCGCCCTTAATCTTGATGATTTTTGTTTTCATGGTAATCTACCTCCCAAATACAACACATAATATTCCACACGAAAGCCCGGTCGTGGTTTTCGTCCTTGTCTCCCCTACGCCACTTGTAGTAGTGCCGAAGGGCAGAATCGGCATAACAATTTACGGGGAGTCCCTTCTGCCAGTTGTTCTCACCGTATTTCTTAGCGCCCTCCTCGAAATGCTTGGCAGTATCGAGGATCATAGTCTCGATCTGACCACGGAAAGCCAGATGAGCGAAGCTGAGAAGCGCAGCATAGAGACACTTCGTATCCCGTTTTTCGGTAAAGGCTGCGATAGCCTTAACGATGTAATCGCCGGTACGAATGTCCAGGAGTCGTGCTACGACTTGCAGTGGCATGAGGTCGCATCTCCCCTTCCCTTCCTGCATATCACGAACAGCACCGGTGTCGAAGGTGCGGCGGTCGCCGGAGTCCTTAATCATCGGTTAGCCCTCCAGATAATAATGAGAGAAGCGATAAACATAGTCGCCAGCTCCACAAAAATGGTGGTCAGAACACCACCCCAGAACGGGTTAATATACATACTCAGTCCTCCCCTAAAAATCGCAGTGATACCAGGAACAGACCAACCAGACAGGTTAGGGTAATGCCCGATAAGATATTAGTCATTCGTGTTCTCCTTCCAATACAGCTTTCGCTTTCCTCAGTAGTTCGCACAGGTCATAGAAATTCAGAGGGTTCAAACCGGTGTCCCTGTGAACCATCCAAATGTGGTGATACACGCTGTTACGGTGCATAATCATTTCCTTCGCCGTAGCAGTTGTGTTCATATTATTTTTTGCTAGTTTTGTGATTACTTCTGCTTGTGTTACTGTCATCGGTTCCTCCCCAGGTAGTTACTTTGATTCCACATTCGTTCTCGGCAATCTTGACCAGCTCCATCAGCTTGGTTTCATTGTTCTGCACACTCTCATACCAAATCAGACAGTAGTGCATTAGTTTTCCGAGTCGCTGTTTACCGAAACCGAACTTATCATGCAGCACCATTACAGGAATCGATAAGAACATAAGAAACGCCTTACGAGTAGCCTCGTTCACGGCATCCCGTTTTATCTCCTCGATCTGCGATTGGGTCAGCACATAGGTTTTCTCTTTCTCCTTCTGGGCGCTCTTTGCCAGCCTACGGCGCTCTGCACGGTTCATGTGATTATCTCCTTTTCGGTTTGTCCTCCCACTCCGAGAGGAGCTTATATCCCTTGTTCATATTGCATTTCTTACAGCACCATACGAGATTCCACTTCTCGTCCTCACCACCCCTGGACAGAGGGACGATGTGATCGAAGCTGGCGTTAACACGGGTCAGCTTCACACCGCAGTAGTAACAGACCTCACGACCGGTCAGTTTCTTCTTCGTGTTTCGCTTTCGCCGTTTGACTCTCTCGTAGGTGTAAGTAGGAGTCGGAGTACAAGTATGAGTAGACTTATACTCCTGTATCCTCTCTTTCATCTTCATTGTCTCGGGATTCACCTAAGTAATCCTCCACGTATTTCTTCGCCAGATTTACATACCAGGACTTATCCACCGCATCGAGGGTAAGCTGGTTTTTGTTGTCGATAATGCAGGAATCCGGGAGTCCCCCGATCTTACCCACAGTACCGTCCGGTTTGACCTTAACCAGAGTTCCCATATTGGGATTCTTGGAGGCATACACCCGGTTCACACGCTGCACTTCAGAGCGAGGGCCGTCGTAGTTATCCCATCGGAACGGAGGTTTGACTGACTTGAAACTGGGTTTACCGGTCTTGGTGAAACCGTTCGGGATTTTTATGGTGTTATCCTTCTGCCAGCGTTTCTTGCGATCCTCGAAGTCGGGAGGCACACGAAACACGGACGTATATCCCTGCCCTGCTTTAGCGATGATCTGAAATTCGTGGATATCGTCGCAGCCGAGGATAGTTGTCTCGACCGGAGTACCCTTCACGAAATAATCAATCACGGCTTTCTTGACGATGGTAAAGTCGTTATTGATTTTGAACGCTCCAGCTTTAGGAATACCGTAGGTAACGTAAGCACCCTTGGTTTTCACCTTGCCAGACTCGAAAACCATGACGTAGTTGTTTACGTCCTTCTGGATGATTTTCTTGATTTTGTCCTCCTCCAGAAGAAGGTGCTTGGACTGCTGCCACTCGTCGTTAATACGATAAATGGTAGGCATCTCATCGGAGTCGAGCGAAATCATAATGCCGTCCGTGTTGAGCTGAATGATCCGCACCGTCTTACACGCCTGGAGATATCGCATAGCCAGCTCCAGGATGTAGAGCTGACCTGTGATACACACCGACCGACCCATGAGAGGGTCGTACAGAGGATTAGTGGTTGCCAGGGACGCACCATAGGTGGTATTCAGAATCAGTTTCAGAGTGTTCGCAGTATGATCGTCGCCGGTCTGTTTGGCTTTCAGACGGGTGTGATAAACCTCTGCGAAGCTGTCCGCAGACGGAATGTTTCGACTGGTATAGCCGTTGTAAACCATGAGGCTCGGATACAGCGAAGCTACGTCGAAGTTACGAATGATACGCTTACCCTCGGAGCACTCTGAGTAGTTCGGACTGGCGTGGTGGATACCTCCGAAAGCGATTTTCGCCTCAGCTCCGTCAACATCCAGGATCAACTCAGACTTGAATAGAACGCTGCTGGGGATACTAGTATCGTGTAGCCGGTCGAAGAATTTGAACACCTCAGCCGGGATTAGCGAGGTAGCCAGATTGCTCGGATACTGGTATTCACGTTCGTCGTAGCGCTCAGTGGCTACCGCATCCAGGAACGCAGCAGTCAGTCGAGCGTTGGTCATATATAGGGCTTTCGTATCGGGTATACCCTTCGTCCGAGCGACGTTGAGTTTGGCCTGTAGATACCCCTTCCGCATTGTTAGGAGTTTAGCCGTAGCCTTAACGTCCCATTTACAGTAGAAAATCGTGGAGTCGATTTCCTCCTGAGTCAGAGGACGGTCGATGTTGAAATCGACCTGAGTTTCCTCGATGTTCCAGCCCATGTGAGCCTCGATATGCTTCAACGACGTACCAACCTGGGTATCGTCCATGAGGTCGAAGGAGTCGAACCAGAAACGATTTTTACGGATGAACCAGTGCTCCCATCCGGGACGATCCTCCACGATGATAAAATCGTTTATCTGTTTTACGAGCGTCGTATCAGCACCACAGCAGATAGCTTTCAAGATATGTGCGTCGTAGTGCTTTATGTTATAGCCGCAGTAAATCAGGTCTGGCTGACTCATATAGTCGAGAACCGCCTGGTTGTCGTTGTGGAACACAGCCCATTCTCCGGTGGTCGTATCCAGAAAAATCGCTATCCAGTCGTATTTGAAAACCTCAACGTCCGTAACGATTATCCGCATACGGTCTCCTCCTTCTCTGTTTCTTTGTGTGCCGAGAGGTGCAATAGCAATCGTGCTTTACCTGTTGCTCCTTCTCTTTCAGTCCCCGATTGATGATGTTGAAAATGCTGTAGGTACAGTATTTCTCACAATCGGTGTGACAGGTCGGTGTCCGGTCGGGACAATCCGGTGTACAGGGATTAGGGTTGTCTAACAATTTCCAGTGCCTCCTCTATGCTGTGTGCGCAGCCAGCGATTGCACCGGTTTTACGCATTGCGGTTAGAAATTTTTCCTGATCCGGGCGAGGGTACTCACCCGGCAGCTTAACCTCGATGTACAGGGCCTTGCCATCCGAAATGCGGTGACCCCAGATATCGGCCTCGCCGTGGTTGCCGATACGGATGATACCGCCGTATTTCGTATAGAACTGACCGACCGTGTGGTTCCAGGCGACGCAGCCGTTTTTACACAGAGCAGCGATAATCTGGTTCTGTAGTATGGTTTCTCGTTCCATTGAAATCGCTCCACTTCATATCGAAATATTCCGTGGCGATCTCCGGGTACTGTCGCTCGAACTCGGTGAAATATACCGGTGCGGATTTGTTCTGCCCAGGAGTATTAAAAACAAACTCCCGGAACGACTTCTTTTTAATAAAACTGGGCTGATTACACCATCTAGTGATGGTATCGTATAAACCTCGGTAGGGTGAACCCTTGTAATCTGCGTATCGCATCACATACGGGAGTGCTCGATGGGAAATCAAAACTCTGATCCTTTCAAACAACTCACGAATGTCTGACTCCCAGAAACCATCAGGGTATGTGTTCGGGGCATCGTGGTTATAAGCACAGAAAACATAGAACTTCGGGATCTTATCTGTGTGCTTCCGCATGAGAGAAAGTTTTCGTTCTATCAGCCGTCGGTCTTTGATGTTGTCAAAAGCAAAGATGTAGTCTCCGATCCACTTGGAACCGAAAATCACCTGGCATTTCTCGTCGGTCAGCAGACGCTCATCCATGCCCTGCTTAAATTGAAATCTCTTTCCGGTTGCGTTGAGTTGATCGAAAACTGTTTTCCAGTCTCGGCAGGAGAGAACATTATCATCCAGACAACAGATGTATTTCCGATCCAGGTCAAGAAACTCCTCCACCGGACTATGTAAGAGACACGCTCGGTAGTTTTTGTTTACGCAGAAAGAACAACCACGGATACAACCTCGGGTGGTAAAGCCAATGGAGTAATCCAGGTAATATGTCAGCTCAGATCGTTTGACACCACTTTCGATAAGACTAGAAACGATCTCGTCGTATAGATGATAGTCAGGCATATGATGTTCTATCTCGTCCGGGAGAGGAGGAGCCTTATCGTAGAAGAACCCGGTTCCTCCGTACTCTACCCACGACAACTCCGTGATTCCATCCGGTACGGACGTATCGGTGAACACCTTCGAGAGAAAAACCTTGTCGTAGTTTTCAATCTCGTCATACGAGAGGAGGAGAGAAACTTCGTGTCCCTGCTCTTTGTAGTATGCTGAGATTTTCATACACGCTAAGTTCGGAAACCGATGTTTCTTCCGGGACAGTAGATCAGCATCGATGATTCCTATTTTCACGTTATCTCCTCCAATCAGGATTTACAGCGAATACCTCCACCGTGTTTTTAACTCGGATGGGGCGACGTAGTAATCTCGTTTCCTCGCCCCAGTCCAGCCAAGCCCTCCTGCTTGCCCCTCACACATAAAATTACTGGCTTTAAGGCTTGCTCCATTTTCGCTTTCGAGGGTATAGGTGATTACCGATTTATAGCCCATCGCACGAGCAACAGCGATACAGGCTCCGTAAAGTTTGGAACACGAATTTCTCGTACCATCGGTACAGTTACGGTATATCTCCAGCGTCGTACCGTCATCCAAATGACGGGATACTGGTCTACCGCATATTGCTACGCCACAAATAGTTCCGTCGTATAGGCACTGAATAGCAAATTTCCCTCCGACGGGTGGAATGTTATGACGGTGGTGTAATTTCACATACTCTTGTGCCTCCCGTAAACTAATCGGGCGTATTTCTAATTTCGCTTTGGGGTTAATAAAGACCGCCTCCCATGGTTAGTGGTAAGGCGATCTGTGTCGCTCTAATATCCGATTGTCCAGTCCGGGTGACGCAGATCAAATGCATCTCCACACTGAACGATATCCGGGTAATTCTTCATCGCTACTTGTTTTGCATATTTATCGATTTCGTATGCGAAATATTTCACATTCGTAAAGCCCATCTTATCCAAACAATAACGACCGGTAGCAATACCGTCATACATGGACAAAACCACGATCTCCTCGTCACGAGGAACGTTTTTGAGAGCACCGTTCAGAATATGAATGATGACCTCGGCAGTCCATCCATTACCCAGAGCCTTGTAACGTTGGGCGTTACTCACACCCTCGGTGTAGCCATCCGGGAGTGTCTGGAGGCGTTCGCACTCGGTAGGAGTGAGTTTACGGATAATGTAGTGACCGTCGGCAAGTCGGATCGGATACTGTTTATCCTTAATAGTGATAAGACCATCCTTAACTTCGTAAAGATGTTTTTCAGTGGTAGGACACAGATACAGACCAGTCTTACCGCCCTGACCTCCTCCTCCTGCATTGATCGTCACGGACTTGCCATCGCAGGAGTAAACTCGGTGTGCCTGAGCAGTGCTACCGATATCGCCTACCCGAACAGGCTCACAGAGGACGTTGTACGGAACACCCTTGTGGGTGTTTGCAGTAATACAAGCACTCTTGTCCTTGTTACCGTCGTGCCAATGACCGAAATCAAAGTGATTTCGGCCACTCCTGTCGGAGCGAACCATGTATTCCATTTCCCTTTCGGAAAGCAGTTTTATTTCGGTTCCAACCATGGAATCAGTCTGCACCGTAGTCAAAGCGTTGGCTTTCTCCTCACCATGGGTCTCAAACCGACGATACAGCTTGCCGTCATCCTCACGGCGATTCCGATAGCCTACACCAACGGACTGCATCTCATAAGACTGCTCCAACACACAGGGTTCCAGTACATCTCGTAACAGAATCCCTCGATCCTCCGGTTGATCCACCTTCCAGTTGAAAGCGTAGAATCTCTGCCTGTTCTGAGCACTTACAAGGGCGCTGTTAATGTGCATCAGATCCACACCCAGCTCACGAGAAATCTGATCCTTAATCGGCTGTGCTGCCGATTTATTGTTTTCGTACAGAAAGAAATCGGGCTTAAATTTTTCCTTGGCAATCAGGTAGTTCTTAAACAGTTCCCAACCCATGCCCTCTGCTTCGGTTTCTCGACCGTTCTTCTGGGCAATGCTCCAGAAAGTACACGGAGAGCCACCGATCAGTAATTTAATCAATCAACGTTTCCTCCCTCTCATTACTTGTGCCGCCCAGAAAGCAGGATTCTTATAACCACGCTGTTTCCCAAGCCGTACCAACTCCTCAAACGTGTTAGCCCTCCCCTGCTCTATCCGGGATTTTTTCTTAGCCTCAGCGACTCTCTCAGCCTCCTCAGCCGTGATACGCTGTAATTCGATATCCTGCTTCGCCTGGATCTCCCTCGGATGGAGTGGATATTCAGTCCCACAAAACGGACAGATAGGAGCCGTAGCGAACGTCATATAGCACTCCGGGCAGCACCGGATGTAGAAATTACCATTCTCATCCATGTCTCGGCGTTTCTTCACCGGCTTATCCAGACTCCACTCACGATCATCGTCCGGGAGGCCGATCCGGGTGTAGTTGCCTACACAGTCGATGATCTTCGCCGTTTTACCGGGAAGATATCTCATGCACCTCATCATCTGTTGGATTCCAAGGGCCACAGACTCAGTTGCTCGTAGGAGCATACAGCAGGAGACTTCATCGATGGAGACTCCTTCTGCGATGATTCCGACGTTACAGAGCACTTGGATGTTTCCTGCTCTAAAACTCTCCATGATATGCCATCGTTCTCTAGCAGGAGTTCCAGATGATAGGTATTCTGCTCGGATTCCAGCATCATTGAAAGCCTGTGCGGTCTCCTGAGCGTGTTTGACGGATACACAATAGCAGATACTCCTTTCTCCTGGAGCAATTCTGCGATACGACTCAATAACATCTCCATAGATAGCCCTTTCGTTCATCAGTCGCTCCAGATCCGAAACAACGTAGTCACCGGCTACTGTTCGCAGACCGGTCGTGTCTACCAGAGTAGGAGCATAATATTCGTATGGTGCTAACCTCTGGTGATCGATGAGCCAACGGGTGTCTACACCGACCACCAGAGCGTCGTAACAGTCTCCCAGAGGCTTACCGTCAAGACGGCATGGAGTGGCAGTCAAACCAACCGTCCAAGTATCGTAGTAATTCAACACTTTCATCCAGCTCTGAGATCGAGACAAATGAGCCTCGTCCGAGATGATGAGTGCCGGTTGCGGAGCAACCCCCAGACGGTTCGCTTCTGTGAGAACCATAGCGACTCGTGCGTTGGTGATCCCCAGCTCCTCCAGCAGCGCTTCATGCTGCTGTTTCAGCTCCAGGCGATGTGTGAGAACCAACACCTCTCCCCTAGTCCGCTTAATCATCTCAGCGAACAGGTATGACTTACCGGCTCCACAGGGAGCAACGACGAGCACCCTACGGTGTCCGGCAGCCATCTCAGTTACGGTTTTCTCGTATAAATCCCGTTGGTAATCCCGGAGCATTAGCCCATATCAAAAGGCAGATCGGAAGGGATATCCACCTGAGCCTGAGTCTGAGGTGCTGCCGGAGCCTGAGTCTGATTACCGGAGTTCTGCCATGCAGGAAGTTTATCCTGACGATTACGAGCAATCAGGTAGGCCACCTTCGCAGAGGTCTTGCCGTTGTACTCGTCGTGCTTGATCCGACCAGCGCCAACAGCGCCGACCCACTGCTTGCCGGTTCCCGTAGCAAAACTCTTAATACCGAAGCTGTCGAAGAACTCACCGAGGCGCTGATTGGTCTGAGCATGGTTGCTACTGTCCAGCACCAGATAGAACCACACCTTGCTTGCATGACCGCTAACGTCCATGGTGATCTCGTAACCGGGGTTGCCGGACTTAAAGGTTTTTTCCACTACATCTGCGATTCTCAGACGGTAATCACCGACAGGGATGAGTTCAAAATTTCTCTCCTGATACTGAGAAGGGTCGAATGTCCAGTTAGCCAAATTATTTTCCTCCTTATACTCTGAGTATACTTATACTCTTACTTCACGAATGTATGTAGCGCTCTCGTCTGCAACATGGACGAGCCATGCT